TCAGCAGTTCAGGATAGCGGCGGGAGACAGGCCGTGCGTGCCCATCTGCTGCACCTCCACGGTGCGCGGCGAGCCGGCGATCGCGGCAAGCGGCACGGCGGCAAAGGGCGCGTCGGCTTCAAGGATGGTCGGCGCGCCGGAACCGGTGATGACGAGCCGGTATCGCTCGCGCTCCTCGATCAGCGCGGCATCGACGCCATCGCGCCATCGCCAGTCGCTCCGGCTGCGCCGCCGCCACGCGCAATACAGCGTCTCCTCGGCGACCCGCGCGGTCAGCCGCACCGGAGCGGGGGGCAGGATCGAACGACCGGTCAGCACCTGCGTCGTTTCCGCCGGCACGTCGTCGCCCACCCCGTTCGCCATGACCCGCAGCACCTCGCCCGGCGCCGCATCGATCGGAACGGAAACAACAGTGTTACCGTCGAGCAACACGAACGCGCTGCCGTTCCCGATCGGCTCGGCCGTTGTGCCGAAAAGCGCCCGGCGCAGCGCCGAAAGGCGCCATCGCGCGGCGCCGGTCTGCGCTGCCCGCCCGAACTGCAGCACTTCGTTCCCGATCGCCGCCAGATTGGCGCCGCGGTCCAGCGCGGCAGGATCGGCGTCGGTGAGGGCCATGTCCGTGTGAAGCAGCGAAACCTCGATCGTGTGACGGCGATCGACCAGCGTGCCGGCCGCCGCGCCAGGCGCGTTCGTCACGATGCCCATGATACCCGGCGCACGGGTCGCACCTGCCGGAACCCAGCACGCTCCGTCATCAAGGCTGGTGTGCAGCGCGGCACGGCGCCACCCGGTGCCGGTACCGGCCGCCACGATCGTCACCTGCGGCCGGATCGCTGCCGCGCCGGTGATGTCGGGCAGCTCCAGCGCCCGAACGATCGTCCGCCCCGCCGGGGCATCGGGCGCGCGCAGCACCCTGCCCGCACTCGCCCGCATGGGGATCGACGGCGGCGCCAGCGCAACCAGCGTCAGCGTGACGCGGAACCGTTCCACCCGCGCGGCGACCACGCGCCACGCACCGCCTTGTTCTTCTCCTTCGATCGTCACGACCGATCCCGGCGCCACGTCGATCGCGGCAGCGTCGAGGGTCAGGTCGCGCCGGGTCCGCTGCACCTCGGCGCGCGTCAGCATCGCCGCCGCGATCGTCTTGGCGGTGGAGGCGGCGATCGCCGCCGGCACTTCGACGCTGACCGACACCGAGCCCGGTCCGTGGCGCACCGCCCGCTGCGCGCCCGTCTGCCAGTCGCGTGCCGGGTCATAATGCGACAGCAGCACCGATTGCGGCACGCGCGTGAGCGGCGCCACGCGCCGCTGGCGTCCGTCATTGGCCACCGTGCGGGTCGCGATCACGTCGTCGCGCATCGCCAGTGCATGGCCATCCGGCGTGAACCACGCGCCGGTCATCTCCGCCAGCGTCTCGATTACGCCGCGCGAGCTGTCGCCGTAAGCGGAGAACCCGTGGATCGGCTGCGCCGGCCCGTCGCCGACCAGTGCGCCCGCCGCCAGCTCGCGCGCAATCGAGCCGACCGACACCGGCGCGGCATCGGCAATCACCTCAAAGGTAAGCAACGGTATGCGATTGCCGAACTGCTCCAGCGGCAGATTCTCGAACACCGCATAAGCGATGCCCCGATGCGCCGGTGCCTGCTCCAGCCCTTCGGCGCTCGCGATCAGCGGGTCAGGCAATTGATCCTCGCCGCCAAGGTGAAGCCGGAAGCCGGTGGCGACCTTCCAGTCGCCCGCTGCGCCGCGCAGCAGATTGCCATCCGCCCAGATCCGCCCGATCGCCAGGATCGGCCGCGCCGACAGCGCCACGGCGAAGCTCGCGGAATAGGAATAGCTGGTCAGGCTCGGCTGTCCCTTGCCGCCGCCCTGCCGCTCGCGATGTTCCCTCAGGTCCGTCGCCCAGATCACCTGGCCAGCGACGCGCATCCGCCCGAACAATCGGGGGATCGGCCGGCCATAGCTCGACGTCTGCACCGCCAGTTCGGTGAGGCGTGGGCCCTGCCGACCCTTCGGCTTGAACAGCATTGCGCGGTCCGCCGCCTGGCCGATCAGCCCGCCCAGCGCCGCGCCAACGGGCCCGCCAACCAGCCCGCCGACCGTCGTCAGCACCAATGTCGCCATCAGCTTTCCTCCAATCGCCATGCCCGCAGCAATGGCCAGGGCAGCGGGCCGGGGCGTTCCACCACCCGCCGCAGCCCGGCATCGGCGTGCACGAAGCCCGCCGCAGTCCGCACCGCCACATGAAGCTGGCCCGGCCCCGCCCGGCACAGCAGCACGTCGCCCGGCCGCTCGCCATCGGCGGGCACGAGCCCCGCCCACGATGCGTGGTACCGGCTCGCATCGCCGCACCGCAGATCATAGCCCGTGGGGATCGGCCCATCGTAGCCGGCCGCCTGCAGCGAAACCGCCACCACGCCGACACAATCCAGCCCGTGACCGGCATCGCGCCCGTGCAATCGAAAGGCAGCACCGACGGTGCCGCGCGCCGCCGCCGCGGCCCGCTCGCCCCGCGTCATGCGCCGGGATAGCGGGTGAGCAGGTCCATGCCCGGCAGGTACGGCTCACCGCGAAAGTTCACCGCATTGCCGAACCGCGCGGCACAGGTCGCCACCGTCTTGTCGCATCCCTCGCTGATCTCGATCAACGTGCCCGGCGCCACGGCAAAGCCCGGCGGCAGGTCGAGCGTCAGCGTCGCACCGTCTGACGCCCGCACTCCATGCGCCTGGCCGCAGCCGGGGCCGCCCATCCAGCGCAGCCGCCCGCCGCCATAGGCATCCGCCACCGGCTCGATCTCGTCCACCGTCACCAGTGCGCCACTCACCGCCAGCACATGCGCCAGCCGCCGGCGCCCGGCCATCGCCACGCGGCAGCGCCGGTCGCCCAGCATCGCGCGACAGGCCGCGCTGGTTTCCTCCGTCACCGCCCGCTCGAGCGCGGCCGCCGGTCCGCGCAGCTGCGCGGTAAAGCCGCCGTCCTCGATCTCGATCTCGCCGATCGTGCCGCTGCTCAGCAGCGTCGGCGGCCCGCCTGCCGCCCAATCGACCACCGCCACGGTGATGCGCGCGCCATCCCACCGTCCGGCGAGCAGATCCGCCTCCGTCACCGCCGCGTGGCTCAGCGCACCGCTCGCCTCGGTCACCGCCGGATCGAGCCCGTCGCTGCGCTCGATCGCGGCCGGCGTCATGCCCGGCGCCGCGCGGTACAGCCGCCCCGCGATCATCAGGTCGCGATCGTGATCGGTCAGCCCGATCGTCACCCCGTCGCACCGCTCCAGCGTCCAGAGCAGCGCCAGCGTCGTCAGCCGGTCGCTCATGCCTCGCGCACCTCGACCAGCGGCACGGACGGCGCCGCGCCCGCGAGGAACGTGGCGCGCGACACGCTCAGGCGGTCCTCCGCAAAGCGCACCGGCACGTCGAAGGCGAAGCTGGCGGTCACGATTGCACCCGCCGCCGGCGCGCTATCCAGCACCACCACGCCAAGCGCCTCCAATGTAAAGCCGCCGGTCGCCACCCCATCCACCGCCACCGTCAGCTTTCCCGCCACCGGCCGTGTGATGCGCCGCACCGCCGTTCCGTACTGCTTCACCAGCGGGAAGGTGCGGTTGATACCGTCGCCCGTCCCAAGCAGGGCGTCGCTAGCCGCCGCATCGAACGGATCGCGCAAGCGAAACGCGCGCGCCGGCCCACGCTGCGCCCGAAAGAACGCGATCAGCGCCGCGATATCCGCTTCGCTGCGCACCCCCGGCCCCACGTCGTAACGGGTGCGCGCCTCCGCCCAGCTCGCGTTGCGGCTCTCACGCCCGCCCGCGCTGGTCATCACCGCCGTCGAGAATTCGGGCGTCACCTCCGCCTCGGCGCCCAGCGCCAGCGGAAACACCACGTCGTCGAACGCCTCCACCGCATCCTCCCCCTCTGCCGATCCCCAGTGCACGAAGCCGTCGCGCATCACCTGCGGCAGCGCCCAGATGTGAACGCCGCGCACCCCGCGGCTGGCCGCCGCCAGCGCCGCGGCATCGATCGCCGCCCATTGCGCCGCCTCGCTCGGCCGCAGCACGAAGCCCGACAGGTAATCCTGCCGCTCAGGCGGGTACCCCAGCCGCGTCTCCGCCAGCGCCACGCCGTCGCGCGTCGAGGCCACATCGCCGGCCGTGACCCAGTCGTAATCTTCCAGCTGCAGCACATCGAACGCCGGACGCGCCCAGCCGAGCGGCATGTTCATCCGCTTCGCCTCTGGCGCGCGGGCCTCGAGCACCGTCGGCAGATAAGTCAGCAGATGCGTCTCGCACGCCGGCTGCTCCGCTCGCACGGCCGCGCATAGCGCCGCGGTGGACGCCGCAAGTACCGCCCCCGCCGCGTCCAGCGTCGCGCGCTGCGCGGCGGAAAGCGGCGCCTGCACCGTGGGCACCGCCACCGGATCGAACGCCGCCACCGCTGCGGCATCGTACAGGCACGGCTGCCCGTCCGCCGTCACCCACCACCACGGCTCGCCAACCTGAAACTTGGGCGCCAGCCCCACCGCCGCGCCGATCGCCAGGAACGCGCGCGCGATGCCGTGAAGATACGCCATCGCCGCATCGTTGGCCGGCGACAGCAGCGTCGACGGCGGCTCCCATCCGGTCAGCGCCGGCGCGCCATCCGCCCGCCGCTGCTTCCACCCTTCCGGGCAATGCGCGTCGAACAATTCGTACGACAGCGACCAGATCACATCCTGCCCCAGCGCCCGCGCCTCTGCCGCAAACGATCGATGCCACGCCGCGCACGCCACGTTCAGCCCGGCGACCACGGTCAGATCGCCGTCGAGCCGAAAATAATGGCTCATGCCCACATAATGGACGATCGCCCCGCGATAGCCGAGGTGCAGCGCGTTGCGCAGCAGCCGCGCGGGCGTCAGGTGATAGCTGTCGTCATAGCCGCTCGCGATCCGCAAGCCATGCTCGGGCAGCACCGCATCGCCGATCCCGATCACCGATCCCGCGCCCTCGCAGCGAATGTCGCGCAGCTCCGCCCAGCCTTCCGCCGGCACATCGAGCATCGCATCGCCCGCATCGTAATCGGGCGCGACCAGCGAGATGAACATCCGGTCGACATCGCCCGCCCACACCGGATCGCCCTCGTCCGGCAGCAGGAAGCCGCCGACCAATTGCGCGAAGTCGATCGTCACCGCCGCGTCCTCGGGCGTGCCGACCGCATAATTCCACAGCCGCACGTACCAGGATCTGGGCGTGCCGCCTTCGTCGCGCCCCTCGATCGTCAGCGTCGGCCCGTGCCGCGCATCCAGCGCGCGCACGCCGCTCGATCGCCAGCGGAACGACAGGCGACACCCACGGAAGTCGCGCGCCGTCTCATACGCCAGCAGCGGATGGTCGTGGCGATCCTCCGCCTCCCAGATCAGCCCCGCCAGATCGTCGCGGCAATAGAACGCGGCATCCACCCGCAGCGCGTCGGGCGCGATCGTCGTCACCGCCGCCATCATCGGCCGGGGAAAGTTGATCGTCCAGAACCGCGGATCGAACCGCGAGATCACGTCCGCCACGTGATGCGGCTGCCGCTCGGGCACCAGGCAATAGGCCATGTCAGTCCTCCAGGTCGGCCAGCGCCGCCTTCACCGCGCGCGCCACCTGCCGGCTCGATCGCGCGAGCGCGGCCGGCGCCGCGTCCGCCGCGGCATTGATCGCGATGCTCACCCGCACCTCGCGCCCACCCCCGCCGCTTCCCGGCGTCGGCAGCACCGATCCCGCGGCGGTCGGCACGAACAGCTCGGGGCCCCGCTCGCCGACCCAGAAGGGCCGCCCCGGCGACACTGGCCCGCCCGTCGCTCGCCCCGGTGCGCCAAGCGCCGCCAGCAGCACGCTCGCCAGCCCCCCGCCAACGCCACCACTGCCGCGATCGCCGCCACCAACCAGGCTGCCGATGCCGACATGGAGCGCACTCGCGGCGATCTCCCCCATCGCCGCCAGCGCCACGCCTTTCAGATCCTCGAACCCCAGCTTGCCGCTGCGCACCGCACGCGCCAGCGTCGTCTCGATCGCCCGCCCGGCGCGATCCGCCCCCGCCGTCAGCGGCCCCTCCAGCGCCGCGCGCATCTCGCCCACGTCGCGCGCAAAGCCGGCGGCGTCGGCGCGCACGCCGACGACCATCCGATCCCAATCCTCATCCATCCGGAAATGCCCTTTTCAGCGCGGCGATCGTCGCCGCATCGGGCGGCGCGGCAGGGCCGTCCCCCGCCAGCGCCCGCACCAGCGCGCCAAGCTCCGCCGGCGTCGCCCGCCAAAAGGCGTCGGGCGACCAGCCGAACGCCACCCCCGCGAGGCCGGCCAGCCGCCCTGCGCCTTCCGCGAAGGTCCCGGCCCTGGCCAGGCTCACCGCCCCGCCACGATCTGCCCGATCAGCACCTTCAGCGCCGGCAGCGCCGCGGTCAGCCCGCCCGCCGCCACCGCCTCGCCCAGCGCCTCGCGCGTCAGCCCCGCCGGCCAATCGCGCCGGCAATGCCAGAACAGCGCCACCATCTCGCCCAGCGCCAGCCGCCCCTCGGCGGCCCGCTCCACCATCGCGAACAGCGGCCCGATCTCCGCCTCCGCCGCCACCAGCGCGGCAAAGCTCGGGCGCAGCACCAGCGTCTCGCCCGCGACGCGCACCGTGGCTTCGCCCCTCACCGGATTAGCCGCCCCGCTCATGCCGCCACCACCGGGCCGGAGCTTTCCAGGTTCACGGTGTAGCTGCGCTCGCCGTTGAAATCGCCGGCATAGTCCAGCCGCGTCACCAGAAAGCGCCCGGTCAGCGTCTCGCCGCTCTCGAAACTCAGCCGGTAATCGTCGATCACGCCGGCGAGCGCATTGTTCTTCACCCGCGTTTCCGCCGCCGACCCGGTGAACACCCCGGCCGCCGACACGCTGACGCTGCGCACGCCCGCGCCCGACAGCAGGTCGCGCCATCCGCCCGACCCCTTGTGCGTCACCACCACCGCCTCGCCGTTGATGCTCAGCTGCGTGGTGCGCATCCCCGCCACCGTCGCGAACGCCGGCACCGCCGCGCCATCGCCGACCTTCAGCAGAAACGCCGATCCTTTCTCCACCGCCATGCTCAATCCTCCCGATACAGTTTCACCGCGAACTCGCCCGTCGCGGTCCAGCGGTCGCCGCCCCCGCTTTTCACCACACGCGACCGCTGGACCGCGACGGGCGAGTTCGCGGTGAAACTGTATCGGGAGGATTGAGCATGGCGGTGGAGAAA